GCTTTCGGACTTCAAAAGTCCGCAGCGCAAAGAAATTTGTTCGGCTATCACGTTCGAGACAATGCTGCGGAGATTATCCGTCGCAGCCTCGTAGTCCGCTGAAAGAACGCGAAACGAAGGGTCCTTCCCCATAAGGGAGATTCCCGCCGCTAAGCGATCATGCAGAAACTCATAAGACTCAGGCTCTGAAACAAGACGACCACAAGGGGATTCCTTAAACGTACGCCAAAGGAATTTTTGTAGAGGTTTCATCGCAAATTGAGCGAGTGGTGGGCCCCGAGTAATTACTCGGATTTTGAGGGCTTCCGGAAGAGCGACTGGATCAGCACAAAAGTCGCTTACCTTCTCTGCTTGATTGAGGAGATCAAAGTAGAACCGCAACGCGGTCTCCTTCAATCGTCCTGAGTCATAGACAAATTGGTCGTCAACTTTACCAATGGACTCTTGATCTGATGAGTCTACTGGTACACGCTCTTCCGGAGACGGATCGTACTGGATTTGTTCAAAAAGTGGACCTGTGCCGAGAAACTCCTCTTCGAGGCGATTCACAGCCCATATCCACTTTCCAGTATCCGTGATTCTGAGGGCATCTCGCGCCTTCGAAGGCTGCGAGAGATGGCCGGGTAAGTAACCGCCCGGACGACGGTATGCCGAGAGAAAGGCATATTCGAGCTTCGACTCATCATCTTCAGTAGTCGAAAGTAGCTCGCCCAAACCACCACCATGCTTTCTAGAGCGATTATAGTTCGCGCTCGTAGAAGGAAGACCGAGGTTCATACGGTCAGCATTGGTGTATTGTCTATAGACAACATTTCCGTCTTTCATCTTTTTCCCAAAAATCTCATCAACAGTACGCCTTAGTTGCTTATCCAGGGTATCTTCGGACAAATGATATTGAACAGTCTTTAAGGATTGACCGACATCATTAAGTTCGTCGAAACTAAGGAGGCAACTGCCTGCAGGAACAGGAGCAGGGACACTAAGTTTCACAATAGTGTCATAGGCGGACTGCGCCAAGTCAGACTTATCTGGACGAGGCATACCCTTCTTACTTAACAGAACAGATTGTAAGAAGGCATCGAATCTGAGAGACTTCGATGTTCCAATATGGAAGTTAGAGATTTTCCGTACCCAACGATAGGCACGGCCCCCAAGAAGAACACGGGGGTTATCGGTCGTAGAGAAAGGACAGACGGGCAGTGGCTCACCCTTCCAGGAAGAGAAAAATGCGGAGATTTTATACTTCGCAAGTGTCAACCAGGAAAGGCGAGTGGGCGGCATTAGATACAAGAGACCATACCAATGCCGTACCGTCTTGGTGTGTTGATAAA